GCGATGTTTAAACGCTATCTCTTCAGCTTCCTCTCGTTGGTCTGGGTGTACACATACATACCTAATAATCATAAAAGGATTAGATGAATTACTCCAAACACAACGGTATCTTATCTTTGCTTTTCTGAGTTTCTTGCAGAACTCTTTGATTTCTGTGATTCCAGTGTCAGCCCATTGCTCTGTAATGTTACAGCCTCCAACAGCATTGACTGGCTCCAACCAAGAACGCCACCCGTCCAGACGGAATATCTTGGATTTAGTAGTATTAATATGCGCTGACATTTCTCATTTGATTTTGTTGGTAACTTGCTGAAGCCCACTCATCATCATCATAATAACTATTTGTCATGTTGTGATAGTACATCTTCAACTGTACGCTCAGTGCGTTTAAACACTCTATCTCTTTGTAGTCAACAACTGTGCAGTCACTACATACTTTGCCAAGCATACCGCCACCAAGATAGTTTTGATATGCTGTCATTTTGTGGTGAGGATATCCCCAATCGTCAAGGCGTATCTCAACACCCCCGCCACGCGGTGAGACCTCTTGTCTTACCACCGCGTTCGCTATTTTCTCAGCACTACTCATGGTCTACCTCATCGTTTAAACAAAGCAATACATCTCCTACTACAATACGCCCCGCAATATCAGAAGCTTTAGGATTAATGTCTCTGTCTTTTAAAAGACCTTCTTCATCTACATACATAAATGAATGAGCATCTACTGGACAATACTCTATGTATCCTCCAACATGATTTTGAATTTTCTTTAAAGACGATATGTCAACATCTCTGACAATTTTCCCGTCTGTCTTAATTAAATCTGCCATATAAATTAAATTAAATTATGCGTACTGTTTAAACAGGGTTTCCGCTTTCCCTTTATATTATCGAGCAGAGATTTGTATTATGACAGTCGTCACTGCCTGTTCCTCCGTGGGTTCTTGTAACCTCTCTGCTCTTTGAAGACGGGCGCGGATTCGAACCGCTAATTAATAACCTAAGGTCTTGTGTCAAATTTTCAAAACCACTTCCCCGCACCATGCGATGACCCGTCTTGTTTAAACGCTCTCTATAATCTTTCCAGAAAGTCGTCCACCAACATAAATGGTGTTATCTCATCAAGTCCATTGACTTCTATAAAATCTTTAGCGCATCTATGTACATGGTCGCGAAACTCTTTGTCTGACTTCCACCATTTAGAGCCTACAATTACGCCACCGTGATTGAAGAACATATCGCTAATAGATAATCTCTCTCTGTTTAATAACTCCGTGATTGATAATAATTTTTCCATATATATAAGTTTTAAATTCTGTACAAGTATACAACTTTTTTATAAACTGTGCAAGTTTTGTACATTAAAATTAATTTTAATTTGCTCACCTTGTTTAAACGCACTGGGCTTTTTGTCCGCGATTGACCCAGTGCATTATTTGTCTTTCTTTTCTGTGCATTAGTCTCGTCTTACTGTATAGTCTTCATTCACTAAGCTGAAAACCTCTTGATAATATTCTTGAGGAACTTCAGCTTCTTTCATCTGTTCGTGAATCTCTTCGAATAAAGCGTCTACTACACTGCTGAGCGAACAACTGTCAACTTGATTATACCAATATGATACTTGTTCGAATCTTTCTTCTGCTGTTAATGTGTTTTCCATAATATAAATTTTAAATTAGACTTTGTTTAAACGTCGTCTACCTCATCTGAGTTAGACAATATACTCTCCGCAATTTCAAGTGAAATAAACTCCAGAACTTCATAATAAATATAGTCACCGCCTTGGTGCATTTGTAATCCTGATTTATCTGCAACATTTTCAATGTGCGAAACTAATCTGCTTATCAACGTATAATCTCCGTCAATAGCGTCATAGATTTTTTTGGCTATCTTTCTTTCTATACTCATGTTTAAACGTCCTCCATTTTTTCATCATGTTTGTCCCACTTTTCGATAGCCTCTTCAATCTCGTCTTTCATGTCGACAATTCTTTCACACGCGTCCAGTAATATCTCTAATCCTTCGCGCTCGTAATTGCTCATGTCTACACTCATTTCGCCGTTCTCAATTGCCTCTGCACAATCTATTACATCGCCAGAGGTATTTTCAAATCGACAGTAACTTAAATTTCCCATAGTTTTATTTTTAAAGTTAATAACTCCTGCACCGCGTTTAAACGGTGCAACGCTTTGAGCTTATCGTTCTTTTTATAGTCGCTCAAACGACTTAATAGATATCTTCTATTTCGTGAAACTCTATCACCCATGACCCGTAACCTTGAAACTTTACGCACGGTTTACCTTCATGCGTTACGTCTACAATTTTACGCTTGACGTTTGACCCTCTCCCGTAAAATGACCACCAGTTAAAATGGATAGTTTTCCCGATTTCTATTTTGTCTTTGAATTCTGAAATGCCTTCGGCTTCTGCCTTAGAATTTCTTTTCTTGTCCAGTATTTTATCAACTATTAAACTTCTCATATTGTTTGAATTTTATTTAATCTTTCTAATTTCTCCGCGTCGTTTAAACAGTCCCAATCCTTTGGCTTTTGCCAGTTTGGAATTTTGTTTCTCATCGTCGCAAATACAATCTTTTCTTTATACTTCACCGCGTCCGCTGTGTCGTCTTTCTTACTCATCAAATCCCCTAACATTAGAAAAGCTTTCATTGAATTCAAGACTGGGTCTGGCTCTTGCTCCTTGTTGTTAATCTTGTCCAGTAAATCCAAAAGGTCAATCCCAAAGTACCCGCCAAACTCACGGCTTTTGAAATACTCGCGAAGCTCTTTCTTTCTGGTGTCGTTTAAACGCTTCCAGTCAGGAAATACAACGCGATGAACTTGGTTCATATTATATTGAATCATATCTTCAACTACCTTCCTCATTGAGGTTTGAAACTGGTAGTCTTCCCATGTTCTATTATAATAATGTACAGACGTTTTATTGATTTGCACACCGTTAAAATACAGTGTTGAATCATGGCTGAATCCTCCGCGTCTGCTACGGCTTGAATTCTTGATTTCAAATTTTTTAAATCTCATAATTTAATTTTTAAGTTATACAACCCGCACTGTTTAAACAGTGCGACGCTTTGGGCTTAATGTGCTGTTTTAAGTCGCCCAAACGACTCCAGACCTTTCACAAATTGTCTCCACTCTTTGCGCGTTTGCTTTGCGCGTCTTCGCGCTTTGCTTTGTCTGTTTGGTTTATTGATTTTAAATATCATTTGATTTGATTTTTGGTTATACAATAGACAGCGTTTAAACGTTGTCTCTCTTAAATGCGTCCTTCACTATGTCAAGGCATAACGTACCGCCCATATAAAACAGGAAGCCGATAAATAAAGCGCAAGGCATGAACGCGATTAAATTGGTTAGGCTTTTGATATCCGTGGCTAAAATGTGAACTAATAAGCGCACACAAGAGACCGCGACAAATCCGAAGCATAACGACACTAAAATTGAATTTACTTTTTTCATAATTTGATTTATTTGGTTACTGTTTCGTACTTTTGTACTCATCAGGCAAGGCACACACCTTGCGACAGTGGGGCGCGTTTAAACGCCCCGCATTCACTACCATTCAAGGTCGCCACCGCAACCCGTCGGACAATCAAACTCGTTTATCATGTTGAGGTTTTTCCTCGACGTTCTAAAACTGAAGTCACAACAGTTACAAGAAACTTTTATATTTCTGGTGGTCTGTGTACGTCCGCCCGTTCTAAGCTGTTGGTGAGGGAATAAACCGAGCTTCTTAACAATCTTCTCAGTCATTAAATTTTGTAGCCATTCGCTTTCTCCTGTGCTTCTCATTTGTCCAGTCAAACCGACAGCTGTTGCGCACTGTTTAAACGCTTGACCGTGTCCACTTTCGCAATTGTCAACCGCATGGACTAACTCATGAACTAACACCCCTAAAATTCGTAATGAACCTTCTAACGTTGACCCGCTTAATGCTGGCGTTATAATTACATGATTTATCCCGTCGTCGCTTAATTGTGTCGGGTAACATTGACCCAATACAGAAACGCCCAGTTTATTTTTGTTTGTCTTATTACCACGGCTTGCCCATGATACAGATAGTTTTACCGTTGGGACTTTGTATCCCTTAGGACTAAAAAGAGATTTACGCAAGATTTTTGTTGCCTCTTGCAAGTATGTTTCCCTGTTTAGTTTTGAAGTTTTAAATTTCATAATGTATATATTTAGTTATTAATATGTACAAAGATAGTATAATTATTGTATAATCCTAATTAATTTTATACTGATTTTAAAAATATATTTTCTTGCACCTTGTCCCATGCTTGTAACTGGCTGATAGTCAGAGCGTTATCCTGTTAATAACTTTATCTTTTTTTAGTAGATTTATTTTGTCTTTTGATTTATCGCGGGGGGATAAAGAGGGAATTCCTTTTGTCTCTTTACTTGCAAAACGTCAGACCTTCCCCCGCCTTAACGTTGTTTAAACACCCTGAACCCCACACCGTTTAAACATTCCCGACCCCGCAACGTTTAAACATGACGGCGTTTAAACAGCCTCAGGAAAAAGCTAAAAAAATCGACAAAAATTTTTTGAAATTGATTTGACTTGCGAAAAAAAAATCACTTTCGGTACGGGGGGTGGCAATCGTATTATGGGGTATTACCCTCAACCCCCAGATATCTAATAAAAATTTATTATCTTTACAAAAATTATATAGCTATGAGCAAAAACAATTACGTTGACGGACTATACATTAAAGACGGTAGGTTAATAAACGAAAGACCTGACGGAGAATCTGGTATTGCCAGAGCAGCTGCAATCAAAAGAGCTGTAACCAACGATAGAAAAATAAATCGAATTGCTGAAGGAATCCAACTTGCAGAAGACAAGAAGAACTTCAGACAATTAGAATTTTAAAAAAACAAATTTCCCTATTTGTTCTGTTTTGATTTGAGTGAAAGAGAGTTTCTTAACCGAGACTCTTTTTTTTGTCATAACCATGACAACTTTATGACGACTTATTTTTTTGTAACTTATTGATTTTCAATTACTTATTTATTTTATGACGACTATGACGACTTAAAAGTAATATTATATAATAATAAATATATATATAAAAGAAAAAATATATATATAAAATAATAGCAAATCAATTTGTCATTCTCGTCACAATTTGTATATTTGAAGAAATCTAATTAAATTAATTAAAATGAGTAAGCAAGGATATATACCAAAGAACCTTCACTTCAATTCTGAAGGCAGAGAAAAGTTAATGTCGGGAATCGAAAAGATTTCCCAAGCAGTTAAATCTACATTAGGCCCACGCGGTAAAACTGTTATCATAGAAACTACCGACCATTTAAGAGGGATGACTATCACCAAAGACGGCGTGACGGTCGCCCGTAGTATTTTTCTGGATGACCCTGTAGAGAATATAGCAATTCAAATAATGAAAGACGCATCCAATCGCACAGCGAACTCTGCTGGTGATGGAACAACTACAGCTATTGTATTAGCAGAAGCTTTTGTAAAAGCAGGTAGTAAGTATTTAATTCCGTCTAACAATACCACACAAGTGGTTAGACATATAAATACAATTGTAAAAGATGTTGTAAAAGATTTAGAAAAGAATTCTAAAAAGATTACCAATAGTAGTTTGTTAGATGTCGCTAAGATATCTGCAAACAATGATGCGGAGATTGGAAAATTAATTTTCGATGCGTATCAGAAAGTTGGTAAAGACGGTATTGTAACTGTTGAGCGTTCTCAAAACCATGAGACTTATGCTGAGGTTACAAACGGAATCAAAGTAGATAGAGGCTATTCATCTAATCTATTTATAAATAATCAAAAGAAGGATGAGTGTGTATTAGAGAATGTACGGGTTCTGGTATGTGACCAAGACATTAATAACATACTTCAAATAGAAACTGTGTTGAAACCCATCATTCAAAAAAATGAAACCTTGCTTATCATTGCCGATTGCGGTACGAATGTAGTAAACACACTTGCAGCTAATGTTGTAAGAAACGGATTGAAGTTGTGTAATATACCGACTCCTTCATTTGGTTATAAGAAGCATGAGCTTATGCAAGACATAGCTCTAACATTAGGAGCTAAGTATCTATCAGAAAAAACTGGAGATGATTTATCTACATTATCCGAGCATGACTTAGGAAGAGCTGATAAAATTATTGTAGGTAAATCCAATTCTGTTCTTATTACTAATCAAGAACCAGATGAAGAACTGAAAATGAGAATAGCTGAATTAAGAATTCAAAAAGAAAATACCGAGACACCACAAGAAAGAAAGTTTGTTGATGAAAGAATCGCAAGCTTAGCAGGTGCCATCGGGTGTATCTACGTTGGTGGTAACTCAGATGTAGAGCAAAAAGAAAAATTTGACCGAGTCGATGACTCGGTATGTGCTGTTCGTTCAGCTTTAGAAGAAGGTATTGTACCTGGTGCAGGTCTTGCTTTATATAATGCTTCTAAAAAAATATCAAGTGATAATGACGATAATGATTATAATACTGCATGTAATATAGTAAGAGAAGCTATAGTACAACCACTAATTCAAATATTAGAGAACGCAGGTATTAAACCAGAAAATGTTTTAAAAGAAATAAATGAGAGTTCTAAAAAGAACTATGGGTTTGATGTTAAGAATGAAAAGTTTGGAGATTTATTTAAACTTGGAGTTATTGACCCACTTAAAGTAACTAAGAACGCACTGATTAATTCAAGCAGTGTAGCATCTACTATATTATCTACTAACGCAATCGTTACCCATGCCAGAATCAATCAAGACTAATTTAGTAAGAGAGGTAAAGCAAAAAGTTTTTTTAGATAAATTATTCAAAGAACAAACTATAGATTTGGATAATTACTTTGCTTATAGTGGTAAAGAAGAAAAAACTAATTATAAAATTGCGTATCTTATAGAGAAAGAAAAAAGACATCGTGCTAAATTCGCGAGAGGAATTAGAAACGATATGAGTAAATATAAATTTAAAATTAAGTAATATGCCTATATACAATCAAATATTTGAGGAGTTTAGGAAAGAACAAAGACAGATAGATAAAGCTATAAAGCTTTTACAAAGACACGGATACGTTGTTTCTTCAAAACAAAAAACCTATGCAAGCAGTAAATAAGTACATAGTTATTAAAAAAATTAACGAAGAGTATAAAACAAAGTCAGGACTTTTGTTATCTAACGAAGACATGTCTTCATTAAGATATCATAAAGCAGTTGTGGTAAACCCAGGAACTAATGTGGATACCGTAAAAAAAAATGACGTAATATTTTTTGACAAAGCAGCTGGCCATTCAATGGTTATAGATGATAACACTTATACTATTATAGAAGAAAGAGATGTAGTAGTAGTACTATAATTTATTTTCTCTATTAATTTTTTTCATATAATTTCTGTAAACCTTATCTCTGTATTTTACATCGTGTTTAAACACTGGGTTGTTTGATGCGTTTTCAGGTATGTCTTCACCATTTAGTTTGGCATAGACATTACTTATCATTCTCTTTGCCTGAAAAGTTAATTCATAAAGAGCAGCTTCATTACCTTTCTTTGGTCTCCATTTATGAATCCAACCTTTCTTAATTAATTTATAAAACCTATTGTTATCCCAAGACATTAGTTCATTGTATTCTTCAAACTTGGTTTTAGTAAATAAGTGTTCACTGTATAGGAATAACATGAGTTCTAATTCACCAGTTGTAATATCATACTTACGTTTAGCCCAGTATTTAATTACTTTCCAATATTTTAAATAATCATGTTCGGGTTGTTTACGACTTGTGTTTCGTACGATGATAGGCATAAAATAAATTTGATTTAATTAATTATCTTTGTTACAAAGATAGAATAAAATTAAATGGCAAGAAAAATAGTTAGCAGCTATAGTTATAAACCCAAAAAAAAAAGACCTGGGGTCCATTCTAAAAATAGACACACTAAACAAACAAGTGGCAAATATTATAGTGGACGATTATACCGAGGTCAAGGAAGATAAATTATGAGTACAAGAAACGTAGCAATAAAAGAAGGGGGTAAAGCCGCTCTAAAAAAAATAGGAAAAAAAATTGCTTCTAAAGTTGTTGGAGTTGGAGGTGCTCTACTTAATACACAAAAAGCCTATGGTGGTCAACTTTCTAAAAAACAATTAAAAGACAAATACGGCTTTAAAGAGTTTGGGGGAGACGGAGGTGCACTCCCAAAAAAGAAAACTAAAATGTCTATGAGAAAACCAAAGGCAAGCATTTGTCCTTCAGGTATCGCTTGGGCTAAAAGAACTTTTGATAAGTACCCGTCTGCGTATGCGAATATGGCGGCAAGTAAATATTGTAAAGACCCTAATTACGCAAAGGGTTCTAAAAAGAAAAAAAAATAAAGTCATGAAAAAACCTATGTTAAATGCTATACAGAAAGCCAGAATGTCTATGGCTATGAAATCTAAAAACCCTAAAATGAATCCAGGGTTTGATTCATTACCAAAAGATGTACAGGCAAAAATTATGAATAAAAAAAAGCCTAAGATGGCTATGAAGAAAAAAGCTAAAATGGGAATGAAAAAAGCTAAGGCAAGTCAAACAGCTGGAGCTATAATGAAAAGAGAAAGATTAATGCTGTAATGGGATTTAAACTTAAAACATTAGGACAGGTTTTAGATTTCAGTGATAAATATTCTACAGGCGATTATATAGTTAAAGAAAAGAAGCTGGGTAAATATACTTTGGGAGAAATAAATCCTAACGGTGTGATTGATATTGCAAAAGATATATCACCTGCATTAAAAAGAAAAGCTGTAAAGCATGAGGTAGACCACTTGTATCAAATGCGTAGAGGTGAAATGAGGTTTGACCATAATAATTATTACTACAAACCAACTCCTTATTCTCAAATACAAGTAATACCTAATAGTAAAATTAACCCTCACGATAGAAATCTACCGTGGGAAAAAGATGCACATCACTAATGGGAGAATTAAAAAAATGGGTAAAGCAACAATGGGTCCGCATAGGTACTGACGGAAAAATAAAAGGACCTTGTGGTACATCCAAAAATAAAAAGAACCCTGATAGATGTTTGCCTTTAGCAAAAGCAAGAAGATTAAGTAAAAAACAATTAGCTCAAACAGCTAAAAAGAAAAAAGCTTCTGGTGGAAAGAAACAATTTGTTTCTAATACAAAAGCTGCAAAAGTAAGAAACGCGTAGTGTTATGTCTAAAAAAAATATGCCATGTAATAGACCAAGACCTTCTACCCGACCAGGTAAGAAAAAAATGGTTAAAGGTTGTGAAGGGGGAAAAGAAAAGCTTATTCACTTTGGAGCAAAAGGATATGGACATAATTATTCAGCAGCTGCAAGAAAAAGCTTCAAGGCCCGTCATAAGTGTGGAACAGCAAAATCAAAACTAACTGCACGCTATTGGGCATGTAAAAATTTATGGGCAGGAAAAGGCGGAAGCAAGAAGAGTTCCCCCCAAAATAGACAAGGAAAATATTAGTATATTTGTAATTATAATTATTTAAAAATAAAATTATGGCACAAGGTTATAACGACAGACTCGATGAGTCATTAGGCGCGAAGCACGGAAAGAAGTCTCAATCTTTTAAAGATAGAAGAGATGAATCTAAAGCAATGTCTAAAAAAATATATGGACACGCGTATGGTGGAGACCACTCTATGAAATATGAAAAACATTATCCTAAAAGTGTTAAGTCACATTTAGGAGGTTTAATTAGAAAATAGTATGGCTTTTCCAGAAATAAAAAAGAAAGACCAAGGTAAATTTACTGCTTGGGCTAAAAAAAACGGATTCAAAGATGCGTGTAGCGCAGCATCTGCAGTAATGAAGAGTAAGAAAAAATATTCTCCTTCTGTAGTAAAGATGGCTAACTATGCGAATAACTTTGGCTGTAAAAGAAAATAAAATTAAATCTATGGCTAAATCTAAAAAAAAGGCTGATTCGAAAGAAGAAGTTAAAAAAGTAAAAGCAACTGAAAAAAAAGTAGAAACAAAAAAGGTTAAGGTAAAAAAACCTACGGAACTTAAGGCAATGCCTACGTTTATAGAAATACCGTATGTTCCAAGAAAGATAGACAGACTACCTAAAGACCTAAGTAAATTAAAAAAGTAATGGGAAAATTATTAGTAAAAGTAGGAATGTGGATTTCAAAAATGTGGTGTAAACTATTATGCAAATGGAATTGGCTTCTTTCTAAAATGATAGTGAATGTAAACGATTGTCCAGTGGCACAATGTGTTTGTAAAAAATAATATAATGAAATTAAACGAAAAGTCCCGAGGACTCGGAGATACTATAGAAAAATTTACCACGGCTACTGGTATTAAAAATGTAGTCACTAAAGTTACCAAAGCTGCAGGAGTAAATGATTGTGGTTGCGGTCAAAGGAGAGACACTTTAAACCGTGTGTTTCCTTATAAAAAGTAAAGAGATTTTTAACCCTCTAAAATAAAAAAAATGGCATATCCAAAAATTACCGTTAACACGGGCAAGGCATTTGAGATTCTTGCAAGTGATACAATACCTATCCCTTCACCATATTCAGTTCCATTAATAGGAACTACTACTAATACAAGAGCAGACGGCTTAGAAGATAGCTCTGAAGATTTTAGTAATGTTGTTGTTGGAGATATAGTATACAACACAACAGACAGCACACTTACAACAGTTACTGGCTTAGTTAATTCAACAACATTAGATTTAGCTGATAATATATTTACTACAGGTGAAAATTATATTATTTGGCAAGCTGGACCAATATTTGAAAAAAGAATTGAATCATCTTCAGGGTGTTTACTTTATGTTGGAAGTAATGTTGCTAAAGGAAACATGACTATTGGTGACCAATACGGAGATGTGAAAGTAAAAACTACACAAGGCGATATAGTAACGTTTAGCAACTTCCCTGTAGGAGAGTATCTTCCACTACAAATAGTACAACTGTATTCAACTGGTACAGATACTACGATTAGAAATCAATGTTTAGCAATCTGGTAAAATATTAATTATGAGCAAACTACACAAAAGTAATAGAAGAAGCATGAGACCTAAGTTGTCCATGAAGCCAATGATGTCAATGAAAAAACCTAAAGCAGCGGACGCTTCAGCTGCAGGAGCTGCGGCAGGAGCTGCAGGAAAGTTTGGCAAAGCAATGGGAACAGCTGGAGGAATATTAGGTATTGCGGGTAGCGCAATGAATATAGCGCAAGGATTAAAAAAGAGACCTAAGGTACAAGCTAAAAAAGCTCCTATTAAACCAGTAGCTGGAAGAGTACAAAAACCTCGTCTATCCAAAAAGAAAAAAGAAATTAAAAGATATAATATAAGTGGCTTTGTATCTAAACACACAGGATTAAAACCTGGTAGTTATGAAAGAGCTGTAATTATGAATGGTGTAAGAAATGCTGCTCCATCTCGTAGAAAAAAAATTATGGAACTTTTAAAAACTAATGCTGGTACAGCAGACATGTTTAAAAAGCCAAAATTATCTGCAAAGAAAGTTGTATCCAGAAAGAAAAAAGCTATAGCAAGAAAAGAACAAATGATAGCTAATGCTAAACAAATGGCAAAAGACGGATTAGTTTCTAAAAAAAGAGCAGATAAAGATATCAAAAGAAAAAAGAAAGCAATAAGTAGAAAGAAAGCTATTATTGAAAAAGTGTCTAAACCAAGACGAAAAGGTGTATTAGGTAAGTACAGAAAACCTAAACTACTTAAAACACATCCAAAAGAAAAAGGTTTAAATGTTAATGTAGGAGCAGGATTAGGAAAGCTTGCTGTCCTTGGAGGAACTGCATTAGGAATCGCATCAATGTTAAAAAAATAAAATAAAATGGAATATTATACACAAACAAACACAGTGGGAGATAACGTAGTATTTAATTATATATATGTAAAATAATGAGCTCGAATAAAAACTTATCGCCTGAAAGTAAATTTACTTTATCGTTAAAAGAAATGGTAGCAATGGCTATAGGTTTTGCATCGCTCATTGGCATGTACTACACCCTACAAGCTCAAATTCAAACAGCAATGGAATTGCCAAAACCAGAGGTTAATGCCATTGAATTCAAATATAAGGACGAATTGGTGCGTAGCACCATAGACAATATTCAATCTGATGTTACAAACATCAAAGATGATGTTAACGAAATCAAAGAGTCTTTAGCTAAAATGGATGAACGACTCTACGAAATAAGTAGAAAAAAATGAGACTATGCGTAGTATTAATGTTATTTCCTATGTTGATTTTTTCTCAGGACTTCAAAGAGGAAATATCAGTAGTACAATTTAGCGCACCTTTCACAAAAGCTTCAGAAATTTCGCTGAAGCCGTTTAAACAGCACAACACTTATACTTTTAATATAATCGAAAAGAAAGAAGTATTTGATGATGAAAAAATCAAATACCTTCCAACTATTATACTTTATCACAATGGTGATGAAGTACTGAGAGTGGAGAGTGGTATCTCTTTAAAATTACCCGAAAACACTGTCGAGATGATAGAAAAAGAAATTGATAAAATTATTGAAAGTAAATTTTAAATATGAAAAAACTTATAACCCTTATATTTATTTTAATAAGCTTTACGCTTAATGCACAAGTTATTGATACTGACCCTTCATTTGAAAACAAGATAGTTCGTAAATATAAATTTAAAAAGTTTGTAGATAAACTATATAAAGATGTTTTTAAATATGCTACTGTGTATGTAGCTGGTGATGTCGGTAATGCTTATGAAACACAATACCCTGATTATTTTATAAGAACTAATCCTGATAATTTATATGCTATACCACAAGTTATAGATGAAACTATCTATCATCCTTTTGATTATAGAATAGGTTTTGGTGTTCGTAAACTTGCAAGATTTGATTATGAGATAAAAGGTAGAAATTATTATGATGGTACAGAAAACATCAAAGCTTTGTCTGCACCAACTGCAGCAGTAAAAGGATTTGAATATCTATTGCACTGGGAACAAGAAAGACAAAGGTCAGATGTGTTTAATAATTCAAGATATTTCTTAAGACATACTGGTAAAAATCATATAATAAAAATTGAACAAAGAGAAGTAGGTAACATTGATTTTAAATATCAAAGTGCAGAAGTTAGATATAGATTACCTATAGGTAAAAAATTTAGTATTTCAGCTGGAGTTATAGCTCGTACTCATCAAAAAGCTTTTGGATATAATCCTATTGAGTTATGGCTTAACGAAGTAGATGATAATGGAGACCCAGTAAATTATTGGTATACATTAGGTTTTGAATATGGATATGATGACTGGTATTATTCATCAACAGACCAGAATGGAAATGATTTTTATGATTGGTACTGGACTGACCCTAATGGAGAAATAGTGGCTTATACAGATAGACAGTTCAGAGATTTAATATTTGGACAACTTATGAATCGTTATAATCAGGAGCAATGGGCACAGCTTGACGCATTTGCAGAGTATGCGCCTATTGTCGGTTTTGACTTCTATCATTACAAGTCAAAATTTTGGCTCCATACTTATGCTAACTGGATTCTACCGTATCATAAATATTTTAAGGGTAATGTCGACTTCAGTTACTTACACCGTAATAGCTGGGGACTCGGGGGCCACAACAACCAGTCAGACGGTGAACAGTGGAGCGATTATCAAGGCGGGTTGATAGTTGGATGGAAAATTTCCAAAACACTTGGAATATTTGTTGAAGGAGAATACACTAAGTTTTGGGATTCAGAAATTTACAATAGTAGTGTAGGTTTAAACATTAGATTATAATGGATAGAATATCAAAAAACATTACTTACAACGAGGCTATATTTTCTAATACAGCAAAAAGAAAAGGAATAGAAAACAAACCTAATGATGAACAGATATCAAACATGATGTCCATAGCAGAAATGGTGTTTCAGCCACTTAGAAGTTATGTTGGTGGCCCCATAAAAATAACTTCTTTCTTCAGGTCGCCTGAATTAAATAAGGCTATTGGAGGAAGTGGGTCAAGCCAACATTGTAAAGGTCAAGCGATGGATGTGGATGATGTTTACGGACATAAAACAAATGCAGAAATGTTTATGTATATAAGAGAAAATTTAGATTTTGACCAACTTATATGGGAGTTTGGTGATGATAAAAATCCTGCATGGGTTCATGTTTCTTATGTAGATAAACAAGAAAATAGAAACAGGTGCTTAAAAGCATATAAAGAAAATGGTAAAACTAAATACATGATAATATGAAAGAAGTATTAGCTAAAATATTTGGTGGAGCTGCAGGTAGTGTAGCAGACCAATTAACTTCAGTAGTGGATAAGTTTGTTAGAACAAAAGATGAGAAGGCAGCTTTTGAAAAAGAAATGACAGAAATATTTATTAATGCTGAAGCAGAACAACAAAAAAATGTAACCGAAAGATGGAAAGCAGATATGGCTTCAGATAATAAATTATCTAAATCAGTAAGGCCTATAACCTTGATTTTTTTATTTGTGTCTACCGTAGTGCTTATATTTATTGACTCAGGATTTATTAACTTTGCAGTTGACGATGAGTGGAAAGAACTTTTAAAAATGCTTCTTATAACTATTACTGCTGCCTATTTTGGCGGAAGGTCGTACGAAAAAGGTAAATCTATAAAAAAGTAATCGAATGGCAAGAATTGCTACATACGTTAAAGATACAGATATTGTTGCTGCAGATAAGTGGATTGGTTCTGATTCGCAAAATAATTGGCAAACTAAAAATTTTACAGCAGGAGATGTTGCGGCTTTTATAAATAAAACTGCAGCTGAGTCACAATTATTTAGATATAAGTATGACATGATAAATCCTACTACTGTACCAAGGCCAGCCGAGTCTATAACATTTGCTACAGGTGGAGCATTTACTGTACCCTTTAGTGGCATCACTACATTTGTTTTAAGTGCGTATGCTGAAAACCAAGGAGGGTTAGCTGTTGATGTATCAACCTGGTATAACTCACCTCTTACAGGTTCAGATGTTTTAATCACACAATGTGATGATATAACTAACTGGGCTATATATAAATGGAATAGCTCTGCTCTAAAGAGTGCAGGCTTCTACGACATCAACTTAACATACATTTCAGGCAATGGGGGCTTAACAGACAAAAAAGATTATTTTATATCTTTGCTACAATATGTAGGAAGCAGTGGAGACAAAAATGAAGTGAGCTCACTTTTATCAGGAGCAAGCTCATACGTTGTAACTCACGGCTTAAATAAATTTCCTGCAGTTTCGGTTAGTTTAGGAACAACAGCTAACCCAACTGAAGAAATAGAATGTAAAGTAACATATATAAACACAAGTTCAGTACAATTAGATTTTACAAGTACTTTTACTGGTGTTGCAATATTTAATTAATAAACAAAAAAAGAAATGGCAATAAGATTTTTAAACGCACTTAATATTGACGGTACAGTAACCGCAACTATTAACCAAGACGCTAATAACGCGTATGACGGTATATTAGTATCTACATCGGGACTCATTGAGAGAAGAACAAAAGCACAAATACTTTCTGACATAGGTGCGGGAACTATGAGTTCTTGGACTTTTGCTGGTTCATCAGGTGGTAGTTCTTCTACAATTTCTGACGGAGGAACAGCAACAATCATTGCAGGTTCAGGTATTACAGCTACTGGTAACGGTTCTGGTGGAGTAACAATTGCTGCCACTTTAAGTGGTTATGCTAACTGGGTTCTTGCTGGAGACACTGGTGCATCACAAACTATTAATTCAACTAATACTGCAACATTTGCTGGAGGAACAGCCATTTCTACTGCAGCAAGTGCAACAGATACATTAACAATTAATTTAGATGATACTGCAGTAACCCCAGGTTCTTACACATTAGCAAGTATTACAGTAGACCAACAAGGTAGAATTACAGCAGCGAGTAGTGGTAGTTCAGGTTCTATGTCAAACTGGAAGATTGGCTCTACAACAGGTACTGACCAAACAGTTACAAACGGACAAACTGTAGATATAGTAGGTGGTACAGGTATTTCTGGAAGTGTAGGTGGAACAAGAACAGTAACGTTAAGCTTAGATGATACGAGTGTAACTGCTGGTTCATATACCTCTGCAAACATTACAGTAAATGCTCAAGGTCAAATTACAGCAGCATCAGATGGTGGGGCTGGAACAATGACCTCATGGACTTTACAAGGTGATTCAGGTACTAACTTAACAGTTTCTAATGCAACTGTAGTTGATATTGCAGGTGGTACAGGAATTTCTACTGCAACTACAGCATCAGGAATGACACTGACAAACAGTTTACCTTTTAACAGCATAACTTTAGCAGCATCATCTGGTACTAATTCTACAATTGCAAATCAAGATACTATAACTATAGCTGCTGGTTCAAACATATCTACTACAAATAATGGTAGTGGAACGGTAACTATAGCTTATACTGGAGGTACAGGTACAATGAGTAGCTGGACTATAGCTGGTGACTCAGGTTCGTCTTCAGTTAGTAATGGTAATACAGTGACAATAGCTGGTTCAGGCTCAGGTGCAAACGCGGGTATTGATACATCAGAGTCAGGGCGTACAGTAACTGTAAAACTTGATTTATCTGAATTAGATACAGTTACAGCTATTGACCCTGCAGCAGACTTCTTAGTAGGTGTTGATGGAACAGCTAATGAAAAAATATTATACCAAAATGTACACTTAAACCAATGGGGTGATGCAGAAGCAGATGTAGACTTTGGCGGAAACAAGCTATTGGATGTAGCTACAGGTACTTCTGCTACAGATGGTGTTAACTTAGGACAAGTTCAATCACTTATTGCTGGAGTTGGATTGTTCCAAGGAGGATATAATGCAAACACAGGTTTAACTACAGACCTTTCAACAAATGGCTCATTAGATGGGGCAAGTAACATAGCTTTAGATAAAGGTGATTTCTTCGTTGTAACAACACCTGGTACTGCATTCTATTCGGAAACACTTGAGGTTGGTGATTTAATCTTTGCAAATCAAGATATTAGTGCAAGTTCTAATCCAGCACAAACGGTTTATACAGTAGTTATTCAAGATGAAAATATAGCTGGAGCAGGAGCATCTGATGGCGCAACACAAAAAGGTGTAGCTGGATTTGACAGTGGTAACTTTTATTAACTTCGCTAAGTCAACAAGACATTGACATTACAGCATCTCAGGTTTCTGATTTCTGTACAGCAGTTAGCACATGTATTGCGTCTAACGAACAATATACGGCCGATATTGGAGGAGCAACTTCAATAGCGGTAACTCACAACTTGGGAACCAGAGATGTAATGGTTCAGCTGTATGACAACAGTTCTTATGATACTGTTTATGCAGATGTGACAAGAAATACTGTGAACCAAGTAACAGTAGATTTTACAACAGCACCATCAGCAAACGATATAAGAATATTGATTACGAAGGTGTCTTAAATTTAATTTAATATGCCGATTCGATTTTTAGCGGACCAGTCTATTGATGAATTACTAAGTGTAGACAGAGTAAATATTGGTTCAACTGCAGATTCAGACTATCTAACAGGTAATTCAAGATTATCAGTTAATGGCTATATTATGGTCAAAGGTATAGTCAATACAAGTGAGTCAGGCACAGCCCCTGCAGCAGTTGTATTTGGTACTGGTTCTACATTAGGAACTGATAAAATATCCCTTGTTACTTCAGGAGTTACTCGAATATTTATTGATACTAATAGTGTTGATGTTAGTCCTACTCTTAATTTAGGTTCAGTAGTAAATGCTGGTACAGATACGGATAAGTTTTTAGTATTAGATTCTTCGGGTAATGTAGATTTTAGAACTGGTGCGGAAGTAAGAAGTGATATTGGAGCAGGAACTGGCAGTGGTTCTGTAACATCTGTAAGCGGAACTGGCAGTGTTAATGGTATAACATTAAGTGGCACAGTTACAAGCAGTGGAGACTTAACATTAGGTGGTACACTTTCTATAAGTAATGATGACTGGTCTGGAGCAGATTTATCGGTAGCTAACGGTGGAACTGGAGCTTCAAATGCTGCTGATGCAAGAACTAATTTAGGTGTGGTTAATGATACAGGAACACCAGCTATATTATCTAATGGTTCTACACCAAGTTTAAACACAGGCATTACTGGAGCAGAAGTAAGAAGCTTAATAGGAGCTGGTACTGGTAATGGTACAATTATTGGTTCAGGTTCAGCGAACAGAATACCTAAATTTACATCAGGTTCACAAATAGGTGACTCAAGATTATTTGAATCAACCAGTGGTACTTTTTATCAAGGAGGTAACTCAGCAACAACACTTTACCCTTTTAATATTCAAGCTATATCAGGGATTAACACTCATTCATTTACAGGTGCAACAGCAACTAATGATTGTAATCTTAGAATAACGCCAGGAAGTGCAGCAACACCAGGTGTAAATTTTGGTAATAGAAGTGGAACTGGAGCTGTGGATACAGACACTGGATTGTTTAGCCCAGGGACTAATCAAGTATCACTTTCGTCGGGTGGTACTGAAAGAGTGAGATGGGATGTAAATGGAATGACACTATATACTTTAGGTGCCATGGGCTCTGCCGCATCATTGTTTTTAGTAAGTAATAGTGGTGTAGTTGAAACAAGAACTGCAGCTCAAGTGCGTAGTGATATTGGTGCTGGCACTGGCTCAGGAAGTATGTCTTCTTGGACTTTAGCGGGTGACTCTGGTTCAACAGCAATTTCAAATGCCGATACAGCTACAATAGCGGGAGGAACAAACATAACTACAGCAGAAAGTGGAGGTACAGTTACTATAACAAATGATATAACTAACTTAAATCAATTAACAAATGGTCCTGGATATACAACTTTTGCAGAGCCAGGGATATTTTCTGGAGGTGGTACACCTACATTAGCAACTGGTGTAACTGGTGCTGAGATAAGAAGCTTAATAGGCGCAGGTACAAGCTCAACCAGTGGTACAGTAACCTCTGTTACATTAGCCGCGGGAACTGGAATATCTTTAGCAGGAACTAATCCTATTACATCAAGTGGTACAATTACTATAACTAATACTTCTCCAAATGTACCAGAAACATTTACTGGTTGGGTAGTAAGAGATGATGATAACGATGATAAAACTCTTAGTGGAGGTACAAATAAATATTTAAAATTCACAGCCGCAACTGGTACTGCAGGAACAAATTTGTCTGGAACAGGAACATCAGCTGACCCTTATGTAATGGCTATTACATTACCTGACAGTAATAGTGGTGGTACCGTAACTTCTGTTAGTGGAACTGGAAGTAAAAATGGACTTACATTAACTGGTACAGTAACAACCAGTGGTGATTTGACATTAGGCGGCACACTTTCTATTAGTAATGACGACTGGAGTGGAGCTGATTTATCTGTGGCTAATGGTGGTACTGGAGCTTCAACCGCGGCTGGTGCAAGAACAAACTTGGGTGTTGTAAACGACACTGGTACTCCAGCTATTTTATCTAATGGCTCAACTCCTTCTTTAAATACAGGAATTACAGCGGCAGAAGTGAGAACATTAATTGGTGCAGGAACTGGAAGTGGTTCTATGAGTAGTTGGGACCTTTCTGCCGATTCAGGAACTACAGCCACAGTAACTAATGGAGAAACAGTCAATATTGGAGGTGGAACAAATATTAGCACATCGGTTACTGGAAACACAATAACTATAACCAATGGCATTACTAATAATAATCAGCTAACTAATGGAGCTGGTTATACAACAAATACTGGTACTATAACAGGTTCAGGAGTTTCTACAAGAGTTGCTTTTTTCAATTCTGCTTCAAATCTAACTACTGATAGCGGATTTAGTTACAACTCATCTACTAACACATTGTCTATGAATGGTGATTTAAGTGTAGGAGGTGGTGATATATATATGGATGGTTCTACTGTTAACTCAAATATTAAATTGAATAGTGGTGTATTTTCAATAGGTGATGCTGACCTAAATGATGCTATCGATACATTAAATTTAAATGTTATGGGTGGTACCAACATTCAGCTGTTGGACTCAGAAATATATTTAAATTCTAACGATGTCTATTTCCCGAGTACTGGAGTCGTAAACATGGGTGTTGATACTCATATAGAATATAGTCACTCAAGCTCAAGTACAGGACAAGCTAATGGTAATACAATAAAATTAGGTACTACATCTGTAACTGCAGGGCTTGTTTATTGTTTAAACACTAATACAACTTGGACTTCTGTTTCAAATACAAGTTCCAATAGTAAAAAATTATTAGCGGTAGCAACTGGTACAAGTTCAAGTAATGGTATGTTGTTGCAAGGAATAATTACAAAAGCATCACATGGATTTGCTATAGGAGCTCCATTATACATTTCTTCTTCTGCTGGTTCCATGACAACTACAACGCCTTCAGCTACAAACTCTTATGCAAGAGTAGTGGGTTATGCAGTTGACACTAATAACATTTACTTTTGCCCTGATAACACTTGGGTACAAAATAACTAAGTATGAACTATATTGATAGAACATTAATATTTGAAGAAAATAAAATTTACTTCATAGATGAGGCTAATGAAGAACAACAAGTTATGATGGATTGGGAAGATGGTCTTATGAAAAAACATGCAGATTATGTATGTAGCAATGGAGGGGATATATTAGAGATTGGTTTTGGTATGGGCATAAGTGCAAACTACATTCAACAAAACAATCCAGCTTCACATACTATAATTGAAAACCATCCACAAATAATTGCAAAAGCAAAACAATGGGCTGAAGGAAAAAGTAATGTAACTATCATTGAAGGCTCTTGGATAGATAAACTATCAGAGTTATCAGAATATGATGGTGTATTTTATGATACTTATGGTGATGAAGATGTTGATTCTTTTGGAGGTCACCTACCAAGTTTGGTAAAAGAAGGTGGAGTTGCAACATGGTGGAATGGTAAAACAGAAGCCGACAATAGTTTTGGAATTGAAGATGTGGTTTATGAACACATAGATATAACTCCACCTGAAAATAATTATTATATTAAAAATGTGTATTATCTTCCACAAAAAGAATATTAATTATGGCAACAACAAACGTCACCGCAGGTCTACAAGGAAGAATAGGAAACTTTCAGTTTAATATAAGTAACTGGCTCACTGATATAAGAAACGCGAGCACTGGAACTACTGCTACTACTTTTACCAGCGCAACAAGTCAACAACAAGCATTTAGAGCGTCTCACGCTTTTGGTAGAAGTGGTGTAAGTGGAAGTATTTACAGAACATTTTTGTTTTTTGATGTATCATCAGTGCCAGGCACTATAACTGCAGCAACATTACAAGTATATGGTTATTTAAACACTACAAGTGATGCTTTTATAGTTGAGTCTACAGCATGGGGAGGAAGTGGTGGTACAACAACACTGACTACTGCTATGTATAATGATTTAGATTTTAGTCAACCTTACTCTCAAAGCTCTATTGCTACTTGGGGCACAAGCACTTCATCACCAAATCAGTTTATTATAAATACTGCTGGTATAAATGACATGAACTCTAATGGGTATTTAAATGTAGCTCTTATAAATAAAAGCTATGATTATGATGGCTCAGCACCTACTCTTAATACCACATTTCAGTCAGGCGCAAGATTTAAAAACTCTACATACCCAATACGTTTAGTTATAACTTATGACGAAGGATACAGTGAAGATGTTATTGATGTGGTAAACACTAAGATACAGAATGTTATAGATGTGGCAAGTGGTGACATAGGCACTGTTATTGGAACACCTGTATCTCCACCATAATCAAAAATAAAATACCTATATTTGTATAATGTTTAACAAATTAAATTTAATATAATGGCAAACAAAAAATTAAAAGACGAAGAATTAAAAAAAGTTCAGGAATTAAATCAAAAGTTTTTACAAGCTAAAATTAAAATTGCTGACACCGTAATAGGTTTATTCAATACTGTACCTGCTGTAGAAGCAATTCAAGGTCAGTTTAATGATTTAGAAAAAGAATTGATTAAAGAATACGGTGAGAACGCAATTATTGATTTAAGAACTGGAGAAGTTAAAGACCCAGAAACACCAGTAGAAAATGGCGAAAATAAGTAACACGAGTGCGTATCCAAATATCGGAGCAAATATAGATTCAGCTGACTATTTAGTATTAACTGATGCAGAAAATGAGTTAAAAACTAAAACAGCAACGCTTAGTCAAATACAATCTATTATTACATCAGATATTAGGACTCAACACACTACTGTTAATTCGGCTTCATTATTAGCACTTCCATCAACTCCAGTAACTTTAGTGCCTGCTCCAGGAGCGGGTAAAATACTAAACATATTAGAGATAATGTTTTACATGGATGCAGGGAGTGTAGCTTATAATTTTAATTTACCCTCCAATATACTAATAGATGGTTCTGCAAGTGGAATCACTGTAGTACCAAGTGGTGGTAGCTATCCAGGGTTTAACATGGCAACAGACACTGTCTTACATTTAGGTAATACAGCGGGAACTTTTTATAATACTCCTGTAAATGCTGGCTTGGTAATGGAAGCGGCAACTGGTCAAACTGTATCTGCAGGTAATGGCACGGCATACTTTAATATTCTATACAGAGTATTAGATGTAGACCCAACTTTTTAAATTAAATTAAATGGACATAAGAAAGATTTCCATAGGAGCAGACTATAAGTCTGGAGCTATGCACTACATAACAGGTCAAGATGTATTAGGTGGCAAATACCAAATACATTTAATTCAACATGACCACACTCATGATTCTTATAAAATTTGGATTATAAAAGGAGACGAAGTTTTACTTTGGAAAGAATTTAAAAACACTTTACCTATATCATTAGAATTTAATATTCATTTTTAATGCAATCACCTTTTTGTTTTATAGTAAAACCTTATAATGATAGGCGTTACGATAATATAAAATATTATGGTGATAAAAAGTTTTTCACCAGTACATCAGAAGAAGACCATACAGTTTCAACTCGATTCGCTACAGTAATAAATACACCTATAAATTATAATGGAAATATTAAAAAAGGAGACACTCTTGTAGTGCATCATAATGTATTTAAATATTATAACGATATTTATGGAAGACAAAAAAGTGGAAGAAGCTGGTTGATAGATGATTTATTTTTAGTAGATGACTTTCAATTCTACATGTATAAACAAGATGGTAAGTGGTATAGTCATGACAAGTATTGTTTTGTAAAACCTATACCTATTGAAAAAAAATATATAGATGTTTCTGAAGAAGAAGAACCATTGTGGGGTATACTTAAGTATGGAAACAAACAATTAGAGAAGTTAAATGTTTATCCTGGTGATAGAATATCATTTCAACCTAATAGTGAATATGAATTCAATATAGATGATGAAAAACTTTATCGTATGTATACAAGTAATATAACTTTAAAAAATGGATACAAAAGCAATTAAATTAGAAATTATAAATGCTGGTGAAAAAGCCGTAAAAGAATTAATTGATGTGGCAAAAGAAAAAATTATAAAACCAGACCCTGACGATGAATTAGCAGCTGATAGATTAAAGAATGCAGCCGCTACCAAAAAGCTTGCCATATTCGATGCTTTTGAAATTTTAAAAAGAATAGATGAAGAAAGAGATAAACTTGATGGAGTAGAAATAAAAACCAATAACTTACCTAAAGGCTTTGCAGAAAGGAACTCAAAATAATATTTATGATTTATGTAAAGGTTTAGTGCCTTCAAACATAATATCTCGTAAAAACAAAGCGAGAACATGGAGGTATGGGTATGATGAAAAATATGATATAGTTATTATATCAAAAGATGGAACTATTGGTGAGATAATTCATGTATCAGGTTTAAGAATAGCACTACCAGCTGTACCCAAGAAAGTGTTTAAACGTTCTGATAAAAAAGCTGAACAGTACTGGGAGGTAAAAGAAATACCTCCTGTGTTAAAAAGAATATCTACTATATTTCAATGGCATGAAGCTCCTTCTAATTTTAAAAATCAATGGATTGATTATATAGAAGAAGAGTTTAATAGAAGAGAGCAGGGCTTTTGGTTTATGAACAATGGTAAACCTACATACATTACAGGTACACATTATATGTATTTACAATGGACTAAAATAGATGTAGGTCATCCAGATTTTAGAGAAGCAAATAGAATATTTTATTTATTCTGGGAAGCATGTAAGGCAGACAAAAGAAGTTTTGGAATGTGCTATTTAAAAATAAGGCGTTCAGGTTTTTCTTTTATGAGTTCTTGTGAAGGAGTAAATACTGGTACTATTACTAAAAATGCCAGAATAGGTATATTATCTAAAACAGGTAGTGATGCAAAAAAAATGTTTACAGACAAGATAGTTCCTATTTCTAACAACTATCCTTTCTTTTTTAAACCCATACAAGATGGTATGGATAAACCAAAAACAGAATTAGCTTATCGTGTTCCTGCTTCTAAGATTACAAAAAAAAATATGTTTAATGTAGAAGAAGAAGTGTTAGAAGGATTAGATACAACAATAGATTGGAAAAACACTTCTGATAATAGTTATGATGGAGAAAAACTACAACTACTAATACATGATGAAAGTGGTAAGTGGGAAAAACCAGAAAATATTTTAAACAATTGGCGTGTTACAAAAACATGTTTGAGGTTAGGAAGTAAAATTATTGGTAAATGTATGATGGGTTCTACATCTAACGCATTAGATAAAGGTGGTAGAAACTTTAAAAACTTATACAATGATTCTAATTGTGAAGTTAGAAATGCTAATGGTCAAACTAAAAGTGGGTTATATTCTTTATTTGTTCCAATGGAATGGAATATGGAAGGATTTATAGATAGATATGGTATGCCTGTTTTAGAAAATCCAAAGCAAGAAGTGGTAGGTATTGATGATGAGTATATATATCAGGGTGCAGTTAACTACTGGGAAAATGAAGTTGTTTCTTTAAAGCATGACCCTGACGCTTTAAATGAATATTACCGTCAGTTTCCTCGTTCTGAATCACATGCTTTCAGAGATGAAAGCAAACAATCTATATTTAATTTAACAAAGATTTATCAGCAAATAGATTACAATGATAGTATTATAAAAGAACATTTTATAACTCAGGGTTCATTTAGTTGGGAAAATGGAATAAAAGATACTAAGGTAGTTTGGACTCCAAACAAAAGAGGAAGATTTTTTGTAACTTACATACCTAAACGCTCACTTCAAAATAACATTATAAGAAAGAACGGTAGATTCTTTCCTGGTAATGAACATTTAGGTTCATTTGGTTGCGACTCTTATGATATATCTGGTGTCGTGGTAGGCAAAGGGTCAAACGGTTCTTTGCATGGTTTAACAAAGTTTAGTATGGAAGAAATGCCAAGTAATCATTTCTTTTTAGAATACATAGCTCGACCACAAACAGCAGAAATATTTTTTGAGGAAGTATTAATGGCATGTGTGTTTTATGGCATGCCTATATTATGTGAAAATAATAAACCTCGACTCCTTTATCATTTTAAAAATAGAGGGTATAGAGGGTTTTGTTTAAACAGACCTGATAAAACTTACAATAAACTTTCTAAATCTGAAAGAGAATTAGGGGGTATACCAAATACATCAGAGGATGTTAAACAATCACACGCGTCTGCAATAGAATCTTATATTGAAAAATATATAGGTATAGATTCAGATGGCGTGCATAGAGTTGAAGGTGATATGGGTGACATGTATTTTCAAAGAACATTAGAGGATTGGGCTAAGTTTGATATAAGTAATAGAACTAAGTTTGATGCTTCAATAAGCTCTGGTTTAGCAATAATGGCTAACCAAAAACACTTATATACACCGACTAAAGAAAAAACAAAAATTAGCATTAACTTTGCAAGATATAACAACAGCGAAAAAGTTAGTCGAATTATTAATAAATGAAACAAGTAGAAATTAACTTAAAAGCAGCTGCGTTTCCAGATGAGTTTGCTTCTGATGCTCAAAAGGATACTTTAGAGTACGGACTGCAAGTAGGACAGGCTATTCAATATGAGTGGTTTAGAAAAGATAACGGTTCCTGTAGATATTTAAATCAATGGGGAGAGTTTAATAGATTGCGTTTATATGCTCGTGGTGAACAATCAGTTCAAAAGTATAAAAACGAAATAGCTATTGATGGAGATTTATCATATCTTAACTTAGATTGGACACCAGTTCCTATTATTCCTAAGTTTGTGGACATAGTTGTAAATGGATTAAATGATAGGCTGTTCAAAATAAATGCGTTTGCAGAAGACGCAATGTCTGCAGAGAAAAGAGATTCCTTTCAAAAAAAGATAGAAGGAGAAATGGTTGCTCGACCACTCTTTCAACAAATCGAAGAAGATTTTGATTTAAATGTTTTTCAAACAAACGAAGAAGAACTTCCAGAAAATGATGAAGAACTGGAGTTATACATGCAAATGAAATATAAGCCTGCTGTAGAAATTGCAGCAGAAGAAGCTATTGATACTGTATTAAATCAAAACCATTATAAAGATATTCGTAAAAGAGTTGACTATGATATAATGACTATAGGTGTTGGTATGACTAAACATCAGTTTTTACCAGGACAAGGTATAGAAGTTAGTTATGTTGACCCTGCTAATGTAGTATATAGTTATACTGAAGACCCATACTTTAAAGATTGTTTTTATTGGGGTGAGCTAAAGACCATACCTATGGCTGAGCTTGTAAAAATAAATCCTGATATCACTAATGAAGATATGGAAGAGATAGCTAAGTATAGTCAATCTTGGTATAATTATTATAACAATGCACAGTACTATGAGAACTCTTTATTCTATAGAGACACTTGTACTTTACTTTATTTTAACTACAAGACTACTCACACTTTTGTTTACAAGAAAAAAGAAATGGCTGACGGCACATTTAAAGTAGTTGAAAAAGATGATAGCTTTAACCCGCCAGAAGAAATGATGGCTGAAGGAAAGTTTGAAAAGGTTACTAAAAAAATTGAAGTATGGTATGATGGAATAATGGTAATGGGTACAAACATTTTATTAAAATGGGAGCTTGCAGAAAATATGGTTAGACCAAAAGCTGCAAGTCAAAACGCTTTACCTAATTATGTAGCTTGTGCTCCAAGATTATATAAGGGAATGTATGAATCTTTAGTTAGAAGAATGATTCCTTTTGCTGATTTAATTCAAGTAACTCATTTAAAGCTACAGCAAGTAATATCCAGAATGGTCCCAGATGGTGTTTTTATAGACGCTGACGGACTTAATGAAGTTGATTTAGGTACAGGTAATGCTTATAATCCTGAAGATGCTCTAAGGCTTTATTTTCAAACTGGTAGTGTAGTAGGTAGAAGTTTTACTCAAGATGGTGAATTTAACAACGCTAAAGTTCCTATAACTCAATTAACTTCTAATAGTGGTGGAGCAAAAATGCAAATGCTTATTGCTAACTACAATCACTATTTAGATATGATAAGAACTGTAACAGGATTAAATGAAGCTCGTGACGGTTCTACTCCTAATCCAGACGCATTAGTTGGTGTTCAAAAATTAGCAGCTTTAAATTCTAATACAGCTACAAGACATATATTAAATGCAAGTCTATATATTACAAGAAGATTAGCAGAAGGTATAGTCTTAAGAACAGCTGATGTTTTAGAATACTCTGAGTTTAAAAACCAGTTTGCTATGCAGATAGGTAAGTATAATTTAAACCTACTCCAAGATATTAAAAACTTATACTTATATAGTTTTGGTATATTTTTAGAGTTAGCTCCAGATGAAGAAGAAAGAGCTATGTTAGAAGCTAATATTCAAATGGCTTTATCTAAACAGGATATTAATTTAGAAGATGCTTTAGATATTAGAGAAATACATAATCTTAAATTAGCTAATCAATTACTAAAAACTAAACGTAAAAAGAAAGCTCAAATGGAGCAGCAGCAAGCACAAATGCAACAAGCTGCTCAGGCTGAGATGGCACAACAACAAGCGATGATGGCTGCTCAACAAGAACAGCAAAGAATACAATTAGAAACTCAATCTAAAATGCAGATTAAACAAGCTGAGATTGCAATGGAAATTGAAAAGATGAAAAATGAAGCTATGTTAAAGTCACAGCTGATGGAAACTGAGTTTGCTTACAACATGCAGTTAAAAGGTATAGAACAATCTCAAATTGACCAAAGAGAAAAAGCAAAAGAAAAAGGTAAGTCAGATAGAATTAGTCAAGCTAATACTCAACAATCTAAACTTATTGAGCAAAGAAAAAGAAATCTACCAGCAATAAAATTTGAATCTAACGAAGATTCTTTAGATGGTTTTGATTTAGCAGAGTTTGGACCTAAATAAGTTTTTATGTTTGATGACTTTAACATCACTAAATACAAGCATATAAAATACCCGTCTGACATGAGTATGAAAACTTTGAATGAAATAAAATCATTACAAGTTCAGAAGATGGATGTTCCTTATGCTGACAAATATGACAATATTCACGCAGCGTTTAAACAACTCTTTGTAAATAGAAAAAGAAAATATCCTTCTGATTTAGTAAATACTTTAATAGCTAAATCTAAAGATGTAATATTGCGTATAAAAAATTATCACGATAGACCAAGACCAAATGTGTTAGCTAAAAAATTTGGTATTGATTTATTGTATCACAAGATGAGTAGTGCACAAACACCTGCGTTTCCATCAGGCCATTCTGCTCAAAGTAAACTAATATCTTTGGTTTTATCAGACATGTATCCTGAAATGAAAAAAGAATTTACAGATGTAGCAGCGCATGTTTCTAACAGTAGAATAGTAGCAAGAGTGCATTATAAATCAGATAAAGACATAGGTGAAAGGTTGGGACAAGACCTTTATAATCACCTAAATAACGCCTAAAAAAGGTTTAAAATTATTGTTTAATTTTGTTAAAAATTTAATCTAATGAAAATACAAGTAAAAGCAGTGGAAGGCAACACTCAAAAATCAAAAGCCGAAATAGAAGAGCAATTGTTACAAAAGCATGAGGCTCAACAAGGTAACGAACCAGTCGATGAGAAACCTGAAAAGGTAGAAACATCGAAAGTAGAAAAGGAAACAAAGGTAGAGGAGACTCCACCTGTTGAAGATAAAACTCCCTCGTCAGAGTTAAATGACGAAAATGTTCTTAATTTTATTAAAGATAGATATAACAAAGACATTAACTCAGTTGAAGAATTATTTGAAACGAAAGAATCAAATCCTGAATTACCTGAAGATGTTAAGTTATATTTTGATTATAAGAAAGAAACAGGCCGTGGTATCGAAGACTTTTACAAATTGCAAAAGAACTACGATGACATGGACGAAGATTCTGTTTTAGCTGATTACATTAGTGTTCAAGAAGAAGGTCTTGATGCTATAGATATTCAAGATATTATGGACGACAAATTCGGATACGATAGTGAAGAAGATGACGAGCGTGATATTAAGAAAAAGAAATTAGCTAAAAAAAGAGAACTTGCTAAAGCGAGAAAGTTTTTTAAAGAACAGAAAGATAAATATAAAATTCCTCTTGAGTCAAGTGGGGGTGGATTATCTGATGAACAAGAAAAGCGTACAGCTTATGAGAAAGAATTTTGAGGAACGCACTAATAATGTGTTTAACGATGAGTTCAAAGGTTTTGAATTTAGCGTTGGTGACGATAAATCAATTCTCTATAAACCAGGTACTGCTGAGGAATTAAAGAACAAGCAAATGGATTTTAATAATTTCATCTCAAAATATAATGATGAGAATGGACTTATGAAAGATGCCAGAGGATATCATAAAGCTATGTCAATAGCAATGAATCCAGAAAAGTTTGCACAGTTCTTTTATGAGCAGGGTGTTGCTGCAACAGTAGATGATGTAGCAAAAAAGTCTAAGAATATCAATATGGATGTTCGTAGAGCCCCGCAACTTAGCACGAAAAATAGTTTGAAAATAAAAGCAGTAGGCGATACTTCAAGTGGTAGAGGGCTCAAAATTAGAAGTATTAAAAAAGTTTAACAAATTAAAATTATACGATTATGCCAGTAAACCCAAGCCCAGGCTTCGACTTACAACCATCGGCTCAACAGGTTCCTGTTGAAACGAATTATATCAAAGATTTTGATTTCTTGAATCAGTATCTACCAGATACTTACGAGAAAGAATTTGAAAGATATGGTAATAGAAGCATTAGCTCGTTCCTACGAATGGTAGGAGCAGAGATGCCATCTAACTCTGACCTTATTAAATGGGCGGAGCAAGGAAGGCTACACATTAAATACAAAGGATGTACTTCAGCAGCAGCTGCAGGTACAGACGCAGGTGCAGTTTGGACAATTCCAAATAACATTACTAACTTCAATCCAGCGTTAGCTAACCCTAACACAGCGAGAGACGCTAAGAACGTTATTAGAGTAGGTCAAACTGTAATGATTTCAGACAACACTCCAGGTTCAACTTTACAAAACAAAGCGATTGTAACAGCTGGACCAACTAATGCAAACCCAAATACTTTTACAGTAGCTTATTATGAAGCAGCTGGACAAGCTATGGCGGCTGCAACAGCATGTGATGTTTTCATTTACGGTTCTGAATTTGCAAAAGGAACTGCAGGAATGGAAGGTTCATTAGAAGCTGACGATTTCTTCTTCGACAACAAACCAATTATCCTTAAGGATAAGTATTCTGTATCAGGTTCTGATATGGCTCAAATTGGTTGGGTTGAAGTAAGTGGAGAAGACGGAGTAAGTGGATACTTATGGTATCTAAAGTCTGAGCACGACACAAGACTAAGATTTGAAGACTACATGGAAACAGCTTTAGTAGAAGCAGTTCCAGCAGAAGCAGCTTCTGGTGCAGGTGATTACCTACAAGCATCTGGTGCTGGTAACTCTGTTGCTGGATTAAGTGGTTCTAAAGGTGTATTCTTTGAGGTAGGAGCAAGAGGAAACGTTTATGGTGGTGGTAACCCAACAACATTAGCGGACTTTGACTCTATCATTCAAAGATTAGACAAGCAAGGTGCAATCGAAGAGAACGTTCTTTTCGTAAACAGAAACTTCTCATTTGACATTGATGACATGTTAGCTGCACAAAACTCTTATGGAGCAGGTGGTACGTCTTACGGTCTATTTGACAATGATGAAGAGATGGCACTTAACTTAGGATTCTCTGGATTTAGAAGAGGTTATGACTTTTATAAGTCTGACTGGAAATACCTAAATGACCCAACTATGAGAGGTGGATTAGTAGCAGGTGGTATCAATGGACTATTAGTTCCAGCTGGTTCTACTTCAGTTTATGACCAAATACTTGGTAAAAACGCTAAGAGACCATTCTTACATGTAAGATATAGAGCTTCAGAAGCTGAAGACAGAAGATATAAAACTTGGATTACTGGTTCTGCTGGTGGTGCGAGAACTTCTTCTTTAGATGCAATGGAAGTTAATTTCTTATCTGAAAGAGCAGTTTGTGTATTAGGTGCAAACAACTTCTTCTTATTCCAAAACTAATAAGAAGTAAACCAATATTAGGGGAGGGTTACTCCTCCCCTTATATTTTTATTAATCAAATTAAATTTAAATACAATGAAAAAAGTAAAAGATAAATATTCCGATAAAGCCTATAGATTATTAATGAGGCAAATACCGCTAACTTATATGTTAGCTTCAAGACACACTAACAGGTCCCCACTATTATGGTTTGATGAAGAGAAAGGAATCAATAGACCTCTTCGTTATGCAAGAAATCAAAAGTCTCCATTTGAAGACGAACAAGATGGAAATGCAGTATTAGAACCAATAATGTTTGAGGACGGTATGTTGTCTGTACCAAGAGCCAACCAAGCTCTTCAAAAGTTCTTATATCACCACCCATCAAATGGAAAAGTGTTTGAAGAAATAAATAATGAGAAGGACGCTGCAGAACAATTAGCTTTTGTTGAAATGGGATTAGATGCACAAATACTTGCAAAAGGTCTTAGTGGAGAAGAGTTAATTACAGTAAGTAGAGTTTTAATGGGAGGAGCAGCAGATAGACTGACAACTTCTGAATTAAAAAGAGACGTACTGTTATATGCAAAAAGTAATCCTGAAGATTTCTTAGAGACTGTAAACGACCCTATGTTGAATTTATATGGTGATGTAGTACAGTTTTTTAATAACGCTTGGTTGATTTTAAAGAACAATGGTAAAGATGTATTTTTCAATCTTCCTAAAAACAAAAACAAATTATTATCTGTACCTTTTGGTGAAGACCATTACTATATTGTAGCATCATATTTTCAAAGTGATGATGGTGTAGAGACATATAAGTTGTTATCCAAAAAGCTTAAAAAAGATAAATAAGCTTTTGTATCTTTGCAGTATTGTTTAACCATAAAATTTTTATTAACATGGCAAAATTTTTATCAATCCCTGTAACTGATGAGCAAAACCAATTGGTTAGTGCTGATAACGTTATTCTTTTAGAACAAGCGTCTACAACTACTGTTGTTATTACTTACGCATCTGCTAAAGTAGTAACTATTACGCATGCAGCGTTAGGTGCAAACGTTGAAACTATGAGAGACTATATACAAGACTCTATTGTTTTAGCGCAGCAACAACCATGGCATCAAGTTAAGTATCAGTGTGACGCATTACCTAAAGCGGTAAGCGGTATCGCAGTAGCTTAATTAGAAGCTCATTATTATTTAGTGAAAGGGGGTAAAAAAAATTACCCTCTTTTTTTTTGCTTATATTTGTAGAAAGATTACCCTATGATTAACTCCGTACGAAATACAGTTTTGGCTATAGCCAATAAAAATAATTATGGTTATATCTCTCCACAGGATTTTAATTTGTATTGCTTACAAGCTCAAATGGATTTATTTGAAGATTACTTTTATCAATACAATAACTGGATTAATAGAGAGAATGCAAGAACTTCAGGAACGGGTTATGCAGATGTAATAAAAAATTTAGAAGAAGTTATAGATACTTTTTCAGCAACAGCATATTTAGCTCAACCTAACCCTGGTTTAAACAACCTCTACACTTTACCTGCTGATTATTATTTAGTAAATAAAATATTTTATTACCCCACTTTAAAAGTAGCAGGTACAACAACTGGTGCTGCTGTAAACCAACTTATAGATGCAAACCAAACTTTTACTTCTTCTGTTGTAGTAGGCGATGTAATAACTAATACTACTGATAATACATTTGCTTATATAACAGAAATAACTAATGATACAACTTTAGTTATTAGTGCAAACATATTTATTCAAGGTGATACATACAGTGTTTATGACCAATACAATATAACTGAAGTAGAAAGAGTTAATCAAAATAAATTATTTTACTTAACAAGTTCTAATTTAACTTACCCAACTACACAATACCCAGCGTATGTTTTAGGTGGTGCAAGTTCTAACGCAACTCCTGGTGTATTAGGTAATACCATATCAGTATACCCTAATACTATAATACAAGGCGGAGCATTACAAGCGCAGTATATTAGGTATCCTGTCGCTCCTAACTGGACTTATCTAACTACATCTGGACAAGACCCTATATTTAATCCAGCTGCAGCAGATTATCAAAGTTTTGAATTACCTGCGTCTGACGAGCCAAATTTAGTGGCAAAGATTTGTCAGTACATAGGTATTGAAATTAGAGAGGACATGGTATATAAGTTTGGACAAACAGAAGAATTAACAGATACACAAGAAACAAGCTAAGATGACATACATAAATCAATATCAATATTACACTAACAACGGTAACTCTCCTGAAGATGCTAACTGGGGGTCATATCAATATATTTCTTTACAGGATATAGTAAATAATTTTATGTTGATGTATCAAGGTAATCATGAATTGATTAACAATATTAACAGATATCAAATATTATTTCATGCCAAGCGTGGTATTCAAGAATTGAATTACGATGCAATGAAAGAAATAAAAATATTACAATTAGATGTAGGTAATAACTCAAGGTTTATTTTACCATCTGATTATGTAAATTGGGTAAGAATATCTCAATTCAGAAATGGAGTATTATATCCAATGAGCGAAAATATACAGACTAATTGGAGTTCAGCATATCTTCAAGATAATCAAGACCGTATATTGTTTGACCAAAATGGTAATGCTTTAAGCCCACAGGATTCACAAGTAGATTTAAGCAGAGGTAGAGTGGGTATTTATCTAAACAGCAATAGCATGTTTCATAATTGTGAAGGAACATGTGTTGATGGCTGTTGGTATTTTGATTATTCTGTCGGTGCAAGGTTTGGTTTAAACACTGAGACTGCTAATGTAAATCCTACATTTACTATAGATAAAAGAGGAGGAGTAATTAATTTTAGCTCGTTAGGTGGTGACGCATCTGTTGTATTAGAATATGTATCTGATGGAATGGAGGGTGGAAATGATGCGCGAGTTAGTGTAAATAAATTATTTGAAGAATATATCTACGCATATATTAAATACGCCATTTTGAATAGCAGATTAGGAGTGCAAGAATTCATTGTTAATAGAGCAAGAAAAGATAAATCTTCTTTATTAAGAAATGCAAAAATAAGATTAAGTAATATACATCCTGGTCGTCTCTTAATGAACTTAAGAGGTCAGGATAAATGGATAAAGTAGTATGCCAATAGTAACCACGAATTTTATTAAAGGACGAATGAATAAGTCCGTGGATGAGAGACTTCTCCCTCCTGGAGAATACGTCGATGCAATGAACGTACGCCTTGGTTCTACGGAAACTACTGAAATTGGTGCGGTTGAAAATAGTAGAGGTAATGACCAGTTA